GTATGCCATGCTGGTAACATTCCTATTGCCGCTTTCTGCCGGAGTATTGCCGTATGTATTTGGCTCTGGTAGTTCCAGTATTGTGCTTTCCACATAGTCTGGATACACACTGTCAACGATATCAACCTGTCCTCTGCCAGCACTGTATGCATCTGTGAACACTGCTTCGTGTAAGTCTCCACTAGCACGTTCCAAACTCCATGATGCAGTTTGTTCTTCGATGATGTCTAGATCTGCAACAGTCAGCGTTACTTTAGCTCTGCCGTAAGCCGCGCTTAGTGTGACCAAGTCTTTTGCTATTAGCAATTCGTCTCCATCAGTACTCATCATTCTGAATGTTACTGTGCTACCTGAAATATTAACAGGCTTTTGGTCCTGATTGATAAATTCAAACAATATGACATTGTCAACTCCTCTGTTGACTTTTAATTTTTTTGCATACACTGGTTGCCATCTCCTCTGAAAGTACGCACCGCTGGTGTCAGGTAATAGCACCTGTTGCTTTTGCTGATATAAATAGACGGTGGTAGAATACATTAAATTAACTCCGATTACAAGGTATTTATGGGCGTAGAGCTATTCGAAAAGATCGCTGAACGATATCCATTCATTACTTTTTGCACCTATGCGGGCAATGAGTATGTAGGTGTGATTCAGAATAGAGATGATCAAATAACAACCATCTACGACTTTGGCGGCATTATCAACGACCAACAAAAACGTGACTTTTTGGAGTATGCAAATCAGTGGTGGTGGGAAAGCAATAGAAGCATACCTATCAACATATTCCTCAAACAAGACTGGGAACAGTTTCGGCCATATCTCAAAACATTTATCAACAAAGACCTGGATATCATCCTGGGACCTGCCACAAGTTTAGCAGAACTATCACGCAAAAAAATCAAACGACGCAGTATTACACTTGTTCGCAGAGTAGATTAAGATGCAATGCCACTAGCTTTGCATAGCTAACAGCATGCGACTTTTTAAACACGAATCCATCTGTGCTATCACCATCCCACACACTGTCAAACACTTCATTCCAAGGCTTGTTCTTTAGATGTGCTTTTCCTGGACGAATAATTGATATAAATGCAGCCATACGTTGTATGCTGTCTGGTTGCATTTCTTTTAGCAGTTGTGCATAGTTCCCCACATGTACCAATTGTTCAACAAGTCCTGGTTGCTCCCACATCAGCTGCCACTGTGGTTCTTGTTCTAGCAAACTGTCATAGTGTGCTTGGTCGCGAATCAAACTGTACACGCTCATGTTAAGCAAATCCAGTTTAAAGTATCCTCGAGTCTCAGCTTCTTGATAGTCTATGCTAGCACACCCGTTTTTTGCATCCAGTGGGATAGGTGTAACGTAGACACCTGAATTATGACGGCGACCTTCTGCATTTTGTCGTGCAGGTGTACACTGTATTAAATCCATAATTTGCTGTCTGTCAGCAAAGTCAATGTCTACATCAGCACTCATACTAGTTCTTCAATAATGCCCAGCACTTCTGCGGCTGCGAAAAATCCTGCTGCTATTGCCAATGGAACGGCTGCCACCGAAACAGTTGTTGCTACACCAAGTACTGAGGCGCTAGTCCACAATGCATAGCACCCAATCAATCGCAACACACTTTTAAACATGCTCACCCAAAAATGTCCATCTTGACTTTTAGGTTTTTTTTCTACTTGTGATACTTTAGGTCTTGTTAATCCCATTTGTTTCTCCTTTGGAACATAAATTGTAATTCGGTCTGTGTGAAATGCCATTACCAACCTGCCTGCTTTAGTATTTGTTCGCAGTAGGCTTGATCTGCTGGATAGTCTCGAAACTTTTTAGTCCAGAAATCTGGATCGCACCAGGGCATCACTATCTTTGTTTGATCAGCGTTCATGTTAGCCAAATAGTCTTGTCCACTTTCTGAATTAAACATCAACCAAGGACTGATGCGCCCAGTACTTATAGCAAATGCAACCCTGTTTTCATTTCCGTAACGCAGTAAGTCATGTGGTGGATTGCCAGTGTCTTCTCCCCACTTTATTGAATACTCAATACCTCGTTCGAGTGCATCTTGCAGTGCTTCAATTCTGATGTAGTGCAACAAATACTCATCATACACTGTATCTCGAGCCCAGTGATCAATCTTTTTGTTTTGTTTAAGCAACCAGTCTAAAAACTTTGGAATATTGATAGCATTGATGTCTACACAATACCTTCCAAACTTTACAAACGCTTTGTAGTACGGTGACTTTGCAAAGTCAGTGTATGTTTTCAGTTTAGCACTGCCTTGTGTTACAGTATAGAAGCGCAGATAAGCCTGCAAACCAATTTGCACGCCTACTTCTTTTTCTTCTTGGAAACGTTTCTTTTGCTCACAAACGTGAACTGCCAGTGTGCTTTCGCGTCTAAACTCGCGTCCACAATACTTGCATGCATACATTTCACTTTTTGTCTGCGACTCCGCTGTCACGCATGTATTCCTTTAGTTCTTTGTTTGTTACAAGTTTGCTTAACAGTTCTATCTCATCTGATTTCATAGCAGGATACAGTCCCATAAGCATTTTCTTGCCTTCGTTGTTGCCTTTTTCTTTCTTCTTTGGAGAGATCCATTGGTGCTTGTGATTGCCCATTCCTGGAGAGATGCTTGTAGCGCACAACCATTGTAGTTTTTGATGCTTGTTGATATCAAAGAAATGCTTGTTTAGCCTCTCGTTACACGCAACCAAATAGTATTCTTGCAGTTCTGCAGGTCCTTGTACTGCACTGCTCCAACGTATCATTAGAAAGTTTGAATACTTTTTACGTTCTTCATCTGTTAGACTGTCATAGAAGTTTCTATCCTTGCTATCCAGACAGCGCATTTCATTTGCAATGCTAAGTTTATCGCTCATTGTATTTTGTCCATAGCCTGTGTAACAAGTAAAACCAAACGCCATTTATACAAGGTTCGACCAGTGCTACTACACCAGCCTCCCATATGCTTGCGCCGGTTAGCCAGTACACAACATTCATTGCTATTATAACATGACCCAACGTATAGATCAATGCTAAAATTGCACTGTCGCTCATCTTGTTTTTTATTACATTGAATATGCCGTTTGTAAATTCCATAATACTACCATGCTTTGTTGTAATCCACCACTTCGCAGTTACGACTGATGTCTTTGACGAAGTACACACACCTTGGATTGTCTTTGTCTTCTACTGGCACTGCCAACATTTGCCCATTTTTCAGCTTGGGTACATACCACTGCACATCTTGATACACATCAATTATCTCAATGGGCATGTATGTAGGAGAGAAACTGGTTAGCGGATTAAACTCAAAAGTTTTGAATCCTCTGTCGTTGATGCTGGTTAGTTGTAGCATTTCAAGATCGCCAACTTCTTCTTCGCCAATTAATACCTGCCAATCAATGGGCATCTTCATGACGTTGTTACCAATTTTCAATACCAGTGCTGGGCTATTAAATGTTTCTAAGAAGATTAAAGGAATGTACATGTGATCCGGATTGCTAGGATCACTGTTATCAAAGATAGCAAATCGCATATCATCAATTTCTTCTGGCAGTGTATCTAAATCAAATACAGTGTTGTCCAGTGTTAAAATTCTCATTTAGTCCTACCCATAATAACTCCGTAATCTTGAGTTAGTAAAATTTCAAATCCGTTGACCAATAAGTATGGCACAACAGCCCCTCCTTTGCCTATGTACACACCATTATGTAAATAGGTATCATCTAAACATACAATGCAGTTGTCAGTCATGTTCAGTAATAAGTTCTGCATTTGTGTTAAATGTGCAACTTGACAGTTAACATTATTCATTTCAATTCCGCGTTCTTGATACCAAACACGTTGTTCTTCAATCCTTGACTTCCAGGTGCCAACTTCCCAGTCCCAATCGAAGTTATCTAAATATAACACGCTAATCTGGTGTTTACAAGTCTTGGTCCACTCTGTTCCGTCACAATGGATAAATCTAGTATGCTGTTTTAGATATCCTGGTATACGGTAACTTAGATGCTGCGACATATGTTCGTCTAGGTCAAGTGTTATAAACTTTGTGTTCAGTTGCTTGGCAATGTCAGCAAAGTATGAGCTTGACCCTTCATGGCGGTCGCTACCTATTTCTAATACAATACCATCACTGACAGCGCCAATGTAGTTTTGCACCTGTTTGTAACAACTGCCCATCTATTTTGTCCAGTCTAACTTTTCAACAGTGAACGGATAGTTTGCTTCTTTGTAAAACTGTTTACGCTTGGTTAGATGCCTTTTGGCAAATCTACATGTTGATGTTATGTCCCA